TTATAGTGTATTTAATATGTCCTTGTTGCGCTCACGCATGGTTTCTGTGACATGGGCGTATATATCAAGAGTGGTTGCTACATTTTTATGTCCCAGACGCTCTTGTACATATTTAACATCAGCTCCTTTGGCAAGTAAATTAGAAGCGTGTGTGTGCCGGAGAGAATGAAAATCAAGCTCAGTGAAGCCAAGCTTGTGATGAATAACATTAAAACAGTGCATCATGGTTCTTGGCTGAATCCATGAGCCATCATCTCTTACAAGCACCATATGTATTGATTCGCCAGCCGGTTCATAAGTAAGTCTCTTAGAGTCATCCTCAAGTGTTTCACAGTAGATATAATTGTAGTATTCATTATAGTACTGTTCACATTCCTTTTCATGTTCGTACAGTCTTTTAAGTTCTGAAAGTGTTATATCATCAAGTTCTATGGTACGAAATGAATCATATTTAGGATTTTCCAGATACCATTTATCATTATGGTTCTGTACCTGTCTGTTAACGCTCAATATTCCTTTAGCAAAGTCTATATCATTCCACATAAGACCAAATATCTCACCCAGACGCATACCGCACCTATAAGCGAGCAGGAGCGGCATGTGATATATATGGCCCTGTGCAAATGTTTTAAAGACAGTATCAAGCTGTTCATCAGTCCATACAACTCTTACTTTCTTTTTTGTTTTAACCTCTGCCTTTGCTCTTGGAAGCGGAAGAGAAATAGTAGCAGAAGGATCATCATTAATAAATCTTGCAGTAGTCTTTGCATAGGCAAATGACTTGGTAAGAATACCCTTAACATTGCCGAGAGAGTTTCTTGACATTCCGGTATTAAAAAGATTGTTTATAAGCTCCTGGAGAAGGCTTGGCTCTATGTCTTTAAGATAATACGAACCAATAGCCGGCTTTATATATAAATCAATTTTCTTTTTATAAGTTGATGCTGTATTAGCCTTTAGATTAACCTTGCAGTAATTATCAATCCAGTAATCCATGTAATCAGATACAGAGATATTAGATGGAGTGAAGCTCTTGCCAGTCTGTTTATATTGTGTGTATGCTGCCATACCGGCTTCATATGCCTCAGATTGGTTCTTAAATCCGCTCTTGGTAATCCACTTCCTTTTGCCATCTACAGGTGCAGATTCGAAACGGTAAGCCCATAGATTGCCACGCTTATATGTAAGGACCTTAGATATTTTCTTTTTCATATTAATCATTCCTTTCTGTTTTTGGGAAGTTGCACCAGTGCAACAGTAAAAATGGGTATAAAAAATACACCTACTTGCAAAAGCGGTGTTCAGAATGATATAATATAGCTTGTCTAGGGCGGTATTATATCATAGGCACTGCTTATGTAAGTATCGTGGTAAAAGCTCTTGTGTTGGTAGCACAGGGGCTTTTATTTTATCTATAGTGTTCTAGATATAGAACATCAAAATATAGTTTTATTCATCATCATCATCTTCCTCATCAATAGAATATGAGTTTGTATAATTAGAGTCAGATGAAAGTGACTGACGATATTCACCAGCAACCATTGTTTTATTAAATTCGGCTGTTGGTTCAATTTCATCAACTATTTTTTCAAGTTCATCTATAGATATCTTGAAAAATTCTTTACGCATATTAACTTTATTTACACGTCTGTCATTAAGAATCTCATGCATTTTATTTTCAAGAGCAACAGCATCCTGAGAGAATATAAAGCTATGTACATCAAATTTAAAAGGAACACTTGCATTTCCAAGCTCATTGATTCTGTCCTGAGGTTCAAGTCTGCGAGTCATACCTACTTTAAATACATCTTCACCAAAAGAACCTAAGTTACTGATTATATAAACAGTACCAGCTTTACCATTCTGTAAATTAGTGATTTCATCTTTTTTGACGATAACCTCACCTAATTGTGATTGTAATTCAAGAATTCTTGCTTTAAGTTTATCAATTTCAGATGAGTCAGTAGTGGAAGATATAGTGTCTTGTAATTTACTGATTTCTGTGTTGAATTTTTCTTCCTCTCGCAAAATACGTTTCTTTTCTTGTTCGAGAGCCTTGCGTTCCTCAGCCTCTTGACGCATCTGTTCTTTAAGAGCCATCTGTTCTTGTTTAGCTTGTTCACGCTTAACATAGTAATTATATTCTATTTTAACTGCATTAATAAAAAGGTATTCGATTTCTCCAATGAATTTTGTAAGTGTTCCGGCAATAGTTTGATTACCTTCGCCGGCAATTTTGAGATATTTTGCAGAAATATTTTTTACATGTTCAATGGCAGTATCAAGTTTTTCATATTTCAATGCATATAAAACATTCTGTAATTCTGCTCTTAATGCTATAACCATTAAGTCATAAATGGATTTGTTGGCTTTAGTTGTGTATCTGGTTGAATATTGTTGCAAAAGATTGTCAATGAGCTTTTCGTTATCTTTATAAGCTTTTCTTAGACTTTTTACATCCATACAATGTAACTTAAGTATTACAGATGGCGAAATTTCTTCTGCATCTTCTAAATCTCTAGTACTTAATAAGCAATTGCTATAAGGAATTTCCAAAGCTAAAAAGTTATCAAATGCATATGAACAACTTTTGTAAATTTCTTTTGAACGTGATATTTTACGTTGTTGGGTTGCAACAGATTTTTTCAACTTTTCATCTTGCTGTTGAAGTTCACATATTTCGGTCCTTAATTTATCAATCAATACATTATTGTTTTGTATTTCGCTGTTAAGTAAAGTAAGAGTTGCATTTGCATTACTTTCTGCAGATGCAATTTTTACAGCGGATTCCTGTTCCATTTGCTCAATTTTTTTCTTGGTTTCTGTATATTCTGTTGCACCTATTTCATCACAAGTTCGTTTCATATTTTCGTTTTCTTGTGATAATTCGTTATTTTGATTGATTGTTTGTGTAAATAACTCAAGATGTTTCTTATCGTTAACGGATTTTACAATAATAAGAATAATGCCAATTATAGGTGGAATAATAAAAAACCAACATGCACATAAAAGTGCAATAAACCAAGTGTTTAAATACCATTTATTTTTTGTATTCATAAAAACCTTCCTTTAATTTTGATGTGCAAATATTTCAACGAAATCAACATCTTTGCACTGTCTGTCATAATCTCCATTTTCAATGTGTGTTAATTCATGATGATATGATTTAAGATGTTGCTCTCGGTTTAGCCGGGAATTAAGCACGATTGTAAAAGAATCATCATTATTATTAACAGTGTATGCCTTTATTGTAGGAGGCATATCTGCATAAATAACATTAGTAGTAATATCAATCATCCCCTTTATTTGACATTCTATCTATCATTTGTTTTACAAAGTCGATATCTTCTTTCTTAACCTTGCGAGAAGCGTCAAAGAGAACTTTGTATTCAGGATTCTCATACATAAACTGAGCCATATCTCTGGCATCATCATCAAGGTAGTACACGTCATTGTCACTACTTGTATCAGTAGAAAGCTTTTTTGTTGCTAAATCATTCATATCTATATTGAATATCTCTGATAATTTTTTTAATGCTTTAAGAGGTGGCTCTGATACACCAGATTCCCACTTCTGTATAGTTGTAAATGATTTATATCCCAGTTTATTTGCTATATCGTCTTGAGAATATCCTTTTTTTGTTCTTAAGAAACGTATGTTTTCACCAAGGCACATAACATGTCACCTCCTTGTTAATTTATATGAGCATATTATAATAAATTTGAAATAAATTCAAGTGTATTTGAATAAAAAGAGAAAAAACTTGAAAATAATTCAAAAACAGTATTGACACTTGAAAATAAATCAAGTAATATATGCTTGAAAATAATTCAAGTGGAAATGAGGTGATTTAAAATTGAATTCAATAGAAATGCAGTTTTCCGTTAAAGAATTAAGGGCAAGGAAAGATGAAACCCAAGAGCAGGTTGCAAATGCAATAGGCATTTCTCCTCAAACCTATTGTTCATGGGAAAAAGATATATCTAATGTTGCGGTTAGTAAAGTTAGAGCCCTTGCAGAGCATTTCGGAGTAACACTTAACCAGATAAAGCTTTAATTTTTTTACTCTGTAACTTGAAAATAAATCAAGTAATTATCTATTGAGGAGGTGAGAGAGTAATTGAGCATAAAACCTACAAATATATAATTCGCAGTTATGAACCATTTATGGAAGATAGAACAAAGACATTTATTCAGGCGTTATCAGCTATAAAGAAAATGAAAGTATCAGGTATTAAGCATTATGAAGTTATAAGGATACCATTCAGAGAGAGGCATCCTAACTTCCCAATATATTTTTCAATAGCTGTGTTATTGATTGTAATACTTTCTGAATAAAAGGATTAGTGTATACATCATAACTGCTTAACAAGGCAAGTATTGAAATGATTACAGGTATCCAGAAACGAAAAGAACTACGGCGTTTGTAACGTAGATACATATTCCCTTTGTCGCTAATAACATATTTTTTGAAGTTTTTAGGGGAGCTATCTACAAGACTGAATTTGCAAAGAAATTGGTATCTTGGCTTTTGGCGAACAGTTTCCTTATAAACACCTGTGAACTTTATGCGTATGAGTAAAAGATGTTCATATATTGATAGTTCTAATTCGTTGAATGGTGTTGGCATAAATACCTCCTGTTTTTGTTTTGATTATAACACAAATTATCTATTCGAGGAGGTGAGAGAGTGAATTATACAGCAGTAGCGATAACAGCAATTATCTGCATAACAATATTGGTATTATGCCATGAACCTAAGAGGAAATAGATTAAGGAAAGGAGCAGGCTTATGAAGATAGCAACAATAAAGAGAGAGCCGGAGGATATGGTGTATACAGTGGAGGAAGTGGCAACAATCATGCGAGCTTCTAAACAGTATGTTTATACACTTATCAACGCAAATCAGATAAGGGTGCTTAAAATCCCTCATACAAGAATAAGAAAGTCAGAGCTTGAAAGATTCTTCAGGGATAACGAGGGAAAGGATTTAACGAATCCGAATGAACCAAAGGATATTGTAATTTAGGAAAGGAAAATAATATGCGACGAGTAGGTTTGATAATTTCGTACAACAAGAGAATTAATGAGAATCTTCGAATTGGTAACACGGAGCTGGCTGCCAAATGGTACACAAGGCTGAGATTGTTGGAGATATTCAGCTTTGTGCCGGAAGGAGCTTACAGACTTCCAACAATATAAAAAAGAGCCGCTTGGACCAGCGGCTCAGTACTTAGAACATTAAATGCTCTGCTAATATAACAATATTATTGTATCAGAAATGTTCAAGTACATCAAGAAAAATTAATAAAATGGTCTTTTTTCTTGGGCTTGTAATGAATATTAACAAGTCTACGAAACAAAGATTATTAAAAAGGGGTGTACATGAAAAGAAAAGGTACAAGGTACATTCCCTATGACTATGAAGCGGCAATTGATAAATCTGTAGAAGATATGAATGAGGTCTTCATGGAGTACATGCTGAAGACCAAATACAGGTGCGTCTACACATGTAAGGAGATCCGGGCAGGTAATCAGCTTGAGATAGAAATATATCCAGAGTTCACCAGGAAAGAGGACATTCCAGAAGAAGGAAGGATTAAGGATAAAGAAACTCAAAGAAACCTGAACAATAAGAATGCCATTAAATATTGTGGAAGACTGATTATAGAGAATTTCACAAATGATGATATATGGATGACGCTTACATATGCAGAAGGGAATGAGCCAGCTTGCTGGGATGAGGCTGTAAAAAATATGACTAATTACATCCGGCGGATTAATTACAGGCGTAAGAAGTTAGGTCTGCCTAAAGCCAAGTACATATATGTTACAGAGCATGATCCTGATGCAAAGGTGCGCTGGCATCATCATGTGATTATGGATGGGCTTCTTGACAGAGATGTATGTGAGAAGTTGTGGAAGCTGGGAGAGCGTTCCCAGTCAAAGCGACTTGAGGAAGATGCTTATGGTCTTGTAGGAATGGCAAAGTACATAACAAAGGACAAGCACCGACAGAAAAATGAGAAGCGGTGGAACTGCTCTACAGGACTTAGACAGTTCAGAGTTCGTAAGGTCCGTTCTAAGAGAAAAGGCGGAAATGGGCGGTATGTTCCTGTAAGCAAATATATAGACACATTTGTAAGAGATAAGGCTGCAAGGGAAGCAGAGATACAAGCCTGGCATCCAGAATATTCTCTTCTGGAATCGCAGGTATATTACAACGGAGTTAATGGGATGTTCTATATAACGGCAAGACTCCGGGATTGGAGAAAGAGAGATGCAAAAGGTAGATATATACATCCAAACGACAGCTAGAGGACCAGCAATCCGTAAGCATGCCGCGTACATGTATGTCTTAAAGATAGTTATTAACGGCAAGGAGTTTGTCCGTAATGGCAAAGGCGTGCTGGAGAATGTAACAGAGAATCAGGCGGCTTTGCAGGCAATAATACATGCACTTATGCGTTTCCGTGAAAAATGCGAAATCCGCATAAATACAGAATGTGAGCATGTGTTAAACAGTTGTAGAAATGCTTGGCCACAACAGTGGGAAAAGGACGGCTGGAAGAAAAAGACAGGCAAGACAGTAAAGAATGCGGATTTGTGGCAGCAGTACCTAAATGTAAGTCGCGGACATGTAATAAGCTGGTCGGATGAGCCGCATGATTTTACAAAGTGGATGGAGTACGAGCTTAAGAAGATGGAGGCAGAATATGAGAAATGCCAGTGAAGAAGAGCGAATAAAAGCGGAGATTGAGAAACAGGAATGGTTAAGGCAGGCAATCATTAGCTATGATGCAGATAGCAGTGCAAATAATACTAATATGCGCGTAAATCATTTGACGCAGGTGGCAGGTAGAATCTCCAAACTTAAAAGAGCTTTGTACGAATGCCAGCATCCATCGACATATTAAGAATCAAGATGGCTACAATCCGCATAAATACAGAATAGGAGAAGTGTTTTACTCCATAAATGTCTACAAGATACTTATTTATCTAAGTATATATATCACAGTAACTATTAATATGGCAGCAGACCTCCCTGTTATGGGAGGGGAAAGGAGAATATGAGCAGAAGCATAATGCAGGATACAAAAGAATGTTTTCTGTGTCGTATGAGAGCAGAGAAACAGGGGTATTTTGGACCTCTTACATCATACGGCTTAGAAAAGCACCATGTTATGCATGGGGTAGCAAACAGAAAGATAGCAGAAAAGTATGGGCTTACCGTGTTTTTATGTGAAAAAGACCATAGAACAGGAGCAGAAGCAGTACACAAAAGCAGAGAAACAGATTTGAAACTCATAAAAGCGGGTCAAAGGCGTTTTGAACAGGTATACAGCCACAGAGAATGGATGAATGCATTTGGAAAGAATTATCTGTATGAAGATTCTATGGATAACAATGTGCTTGAACAGGCATTACAGCAGCTTTTTAAAGATAATAAGCATCTGAGAGACAAAATATTTACTTCAAGCCATGAAACAGAGGAAATCATGGAAATCTTATGTGCTGATGAAGCGGCGTATCAGATATGTGTACATAACAGGATTTATACAATGGATATAAATCGAGAATCAGACAGGGTGACAATAACTGCACCACCAGACGAAAAAACAGAATGGAACAGAGAAGATGTTGTGGCAGCAGTTATAGATATTTATAGCAAGATTGAGGAGGATATATGATTGCAGAGATAATAAGCTTTATAGCCGGAGCAGCATTAGCGAGTGTTATCGTCGGATTCTGTAAAGCTGGAAAGGACAACTAATGACACAGGAAACATTATTGCAGATAGGAAAACTTGGACTTGCAATAGAAGATGGCGCAAATAGGGTACTGGATATGTACAGAGTCAAGGAAGAACTTACAGGGGAAGACTTATTCAAGGGGGAGCCAAGCGAAGACAGAAGCCATTACGCAGGATATACAAGGCTGTACAAGCTCCCAGGCATGAAAGACATAGCAGATGATGCGGCTGAATACATTAAGAATCGCTTGGGAGAAGTTATTGATGAACATTGTAAATCTTTAGAAGCCTGTATATCAGCTTTAGGTGATGCGGTAACAGTAAAAGACGATAAGCCAGACAGAAAGGCGAAGTCTCCCAGTAAAGAAGCGCAATGATGCTTTTGGGTTTTATTGTGCACAATGTGGTAAATATGTATCCACAATAACGGTAAGCAGAGAGACATGGGGCTACAAAAGAAATTGTAAATATTACTGCTCATATAAATGCATGAGGGCAGCAGAGAAATAAGAGTATCAGAAAGGAGCCTGGAACTCTGGCCAGAGTGATTCGTACGATGTTCCTTTCAAAAATGACATACCAGGAGTTTTTAGAAAGCAAGATAGAACTTGCACAGGATAGCGGATTTGAAGTAAATCCGGCAGATATTAACAAAGCATTAAAGCCACATCAGAGGGATGCCGTAATATGGGCACTTAAAGGTGGAAGAAGAGCTTTGTTTGAAAATTTTGGTTTAGGTAAAACCATACAGGAGATAGAATTCTGTAAACAGGTAATAGATCACGAGGGCGGAAGGGCTTTGATTGTTCTTCCACTTGGAGTAAAACAGGAATTTACACAGGACGCTGTGAATGTTCTTGGATATGATACACCTGTTTATTGCAGAAGTATGGAAGAAGTAGAATCCTGTGACAGCAGTATTGTGCTTACCAACTATGAAAGAGTAAGAGACGGTGATATAAGACCAGATTATTTTGTTGCAACATCGCTGGATGAAGCAAGTGTTTTAAGGTCTTTTGGAAGTAAGACATACCAGACATTTCTTGATAAGTTCAAGAATGTTCCTTACAAGCTGGTAGCCACAGCAACGCCAAGTCCAAACAAATACAAAGAGCTTATACATTATGCCGGATATCTTGAGATAATGGATACAGGGCAGGCACTTACAAGATTCTTTCAGAGAGACAGCACTAAGGCAAACAATCTTACATTGTACCCGAATATGGAAGATGAATTCTGGCTGTGGGTTTCATCATGGGCGTTGTTCATAACGAAACCTTCAGATGTAAATCCAGAATATTCTGATGATGGCTATGTGTTGCCTCCACTTGATGTAAGGTGGCATGAGATACCAATACATTACGGAGATACATCTGATAAAACAGGACAAATGCAGTTATTTACAGAAGCGGCAGCAGGCTTGAAGGAAGCTGCAGAAGTAAAAAGAAACAGCATTGACCAGCGTGTTGAAAAAATGAAAGAGATTGTAGAGAGTTCGCCTGAGGAGCATTTCCTTTTGTGGCATGACTTAGAGTCTGAAAGAAAGGCAATTCTTAAGGCAATACCCGAAGTTGTAGATATATATGGCTCACAGGATTATGACATAAGGGAAAAGCGGGTTATTGATTTTGCGCAGGGAAGAATCAAGCTGTTTGCAACAAAGAAATCAATATCGGGCTCAGGCTGTAACTTTCAGCGTTACTGCCACAGGGAGATATTCTTGGGGATTGATTATGAGTTTAACGATTTTATTCAGGCAGTACATAGATGTTACAGGTTCTTACAGACAGATACAGTTGTTATAGACATTATATACATGGAGAACGAAAGACAGATAAAAGAAGCACTGCTTGAGAAATGGAAGAATCATAATCACATGGTTAAAAAAATGACGGATATTGTAAAGAAATATGGTTTAAGTCCGGCATCTAAAATAAAGCGGTTAGAGAGAAAGATGGGAGTTGAGACAGTGAAAGTACAGGGAAAGCATTATACAGCGGTAAATGATGATTGTGTTGAAGAGTGCAGAAGAATAGAAAGTAATTCTGTAGGACTTATACACACATCCATTCCATTCGGAAACCATTATGAGTATAGCGCCAATTACAATGACTTCGGACACAATGAGAATACAGAAAAGTTCTTTGAGCAGATGGACTTCCTTACACCGGAGCTTTTAAGGATTCTTGAACCTGGCAGGGTAGCAGCCATCCATGTAAAAGACAGGGTATTATTTGGAAATGCTACAGGAACTGGAATGCCTACAATAGAGCCGTTTCATGCACAGTGTATAGAACACTACATGAAACACGGTTTTCAGTATTTTGGAATGATAACAGTTGTTACAGATGTGGTCAGGGAGAATAACCAGACATACCGCCTTGGATGGTCTGAACAGTGTAAAGACGGTTCAAAGATGGGGGTAGGCTGTCCTGAATACATACTTCTCTTCCGTAAACTTCCAACAGATAAGTCTAATGCATATGCGGATGATCCTGTAAAGAAAACAAAGGAAGATTATACAAGGGCACAATGGCAGATAGATGCTCACGGATATTGGAGAAGCTCAGGCAACAGACTTATAAGCAAAGACGAGCTTAAGGAATTCAGTGTTGATGATTTACAGAGAGTTTACAGGGAATACAGCCGTTCCAATGTATACAGCTATGAAGAACATGTGAAGCTTGCGGAAGAGTTAGATAAAAATGATAAGCTCCCAGCCACATTTATGGTTGTTGCTCCCGGTTCATGGAATAACCTTGATGTATGGGATGATATAAACAGAATGAGAACACTTAATACAACACAGAGCAGACGCAGGCAGCAGATGCATGTATGCCCACTGCAGCTTGATATTGTTGAAAGAATCATTAACAGATACAGCAATGAAGGTGATATGGTTCTTGACCCGTTTGGAGGCTTAATGACAGTTCCAATGACGGCAGTAAAGATGAAAAGATATGGCTATGGAATAGAACTGAGCTGTGACTATTTCAGAGATGGTGTTGGATATCTTCAGGAATCAGAAAATGAGATAGAAACACCTACACTGTTTGACTTTATGGAGGCTTAATATGATAAACGGGGAATTAATAGTTGATAATTTCGCTGGTGGGGGCGGAGCCTCCACCGGAATAGAAGAAGCTACCGGCTTTAGTGTGGATATAGCAATTAACCATGATCCTAAGGCTATTGCAATGCATAAAGCAAACCATCCGAATACAAAGCATTATTGTGAAGATGTATGGCAGGTAGACCCAGTGCAGGCATGTAATGGGCATCCTGTGGGGCTTGCCTGGTTCTCTCCTGACTGTAAACATTTCAGCAAAGCAAAAGGCGGTAAGCCAAAGGATAAGAATATAAGAGGTCTTGCATGGGTAGCGTGCCGGTGGGCTGGACTGGTAAGACCTAGAGTAATCATGTTGGAGAATGTAGAAGAATTCAAGACATGGGGACCACTGAACAGAGGGCATCATCCAATAAAAACAAAGCAGGGCAAGACATTTAATAAATTTGTAAACCAGCTGCAGGATTTAGGATATGAAGTGCAGTTCAGGGAGCTTGTGGCAGCAGATTACGGAGCGCCAACCATGAGAAAGAGATTCTTTATGGTTGCAAGATGTGACAAGAGACCTATTATATGGCCAGAGCCTACACACGCACCGGCAGACAGCGAAGCCGTGAAAGAGGGACTGCTAAAACCTTATGTTGGAGCATATACACAGATAGATTTTAGCAGACCATGCCCCAGCATATTTGATACATCTGAACAGATAAAGGAGAAATATGGAATAAAAGCGGTAAGACCATTAGCACCCAAGACAATGGAAAGAATCGCAAGAGGCTTAAAGAAATTTGTTTTGGATAACCCAGAACCTTTTATTGTGCCTATTGGGTATGGCGAAAGAACAGGACAGTTGCCAAGGATCCATGATATCAATAAGCCATTACCAACCATTGTCGGAAGCGGCAAACATTATTTGTGTGCACCAACATTGATTCAATACCATTCTGAGACTGTTAATGGGGAGGTAAGAGGCCAGACGATAGATAATCCGGTTATGACTATAGATGGTTCTAATAGATATGGACTGGTTTTATCGAGTCTTATACAGATGAATAACCATTGTGACGGAAGAAATATAAAGAAACCTCTTCCAACGATAACAGCAGGCGATGGACATTTTGGAGAAGTAAGGGCATTTCTGGTTAAGTATTATGGAGATGCTACAGGACAGGATATTAAACATCCTCTCGATACAATTACCACAAAGGACCGGTTTGGTCTTGTAACCATAGAAGGTACAGACTACCAGATTGTTGATATAGGACTAAGAATGTTAGAACCTAGGGAACTGTATGGGTGCCAGGGATTTCCTAGCGACTACATAATTGACCATGATTACACAGGAAAGACATATCCAAGAGCGGAGCAGGTTAAGAGATGTGGCAATTCTGTTAGTCCAATGGTACCAAATGCACTGGTAAGGGCTAACCTTAAAGAATTATGTATAGCGCAGAGAATGCCTAACTGCAGTATAAACGAGGAAAAGACAGGGCAATTAAGATTTGCCTAATAAGGAGAATAATTATGATTAAATGTGATAAAGGTAGAATTGAAATAAAAGGAACACCAATGGTACTTGTTGGAGAATTAGGAACAGCAATACAGACTGTATATAGAGCAATGCTTAATACAGGTATTGATAAGGTATTTGCTGAAGAAAGAATTAAGAAAGCCTGTGAGCTGGCACTTTTAACAGACAAAGAGCAGGAAGAGGTATCGAAAGACCTTGATAAAAAAATAGATGAAAAGCTGGATAAATTGGCTAATGCAATATTAAAGGAACTTTTTGAGGGAGGTAGTAATGATGGTCAATAGAGATTGTATAATGGCTAATCTTGAGCAGAGAGACTGTAAAGGACTTAAAGAACTGTATTGTGCCAAGGAGGATAAGCCTTGCCCATTCTATAAGCCGGCTGATAAATACAATAGAGATGGCAGCAGAAGGAGGAAGGCAAATGAAAAGACTTACAAGTAATAAAAATACATCTGATATGTCTATGATTGAACTGGCACATAATAGTTGCTATATAGATAATAAGCGTAATGCAAGATACAGAGATTACAATTTAGACATTGACAGTAGGCAGCTTGCAAGAAGTCTTATGAAAGATATTTGCAATGTAGATTTAACTGATTTATCAGATGAAGAATTTGAGGAATATATGGGTTCTATGCTTTCAGTAGAAATAGATAGTACAGTAGGACTTCTGGCATTGTTTTATCGTAATTTATGGGCGATAGCTGATTTAAGAGAAAAACTGAAAGAATATGAGGACTTAGAGGAACAGGGCAGACTTATCAAGTTGCCTTGCAAGGTGGGAGATACAGTTTATCATGTTGTGCAAGGAAGAATCGTTGAGGTTTCTAATGTTGATTTGTTTTTCTTATTGTTATCGGTTGTTGAGAACAGGTTTAATAATTCGGTATTCCTCACAAAAGCCGAAGCCGAGGTGAAACTGAAAGAATTGAGAGGTAAGAATGAATAAAAGAAAAGCAATATCTAAAAAAGTGAGACAATCTGTATATCTCATGTATAACGGACATTGTGCTTATTGTGGTACAGAAATAGCTTACAAAGATATGCAGGTAGACCATGCAACACCGCTTAGGATAGGTGGAGCAGACGACATTTCAAATTACATGCCAGCTTGTAGGAGCTGCAACCACTATAAAGCCACTTTAGATGTCGAGGGATTTCGAAAGTATCTTTCAAAAATACATAAAAGGATTATGCGTGACAGCATACCTTATCAAGTGGCGGAGCGGTTTGGTATAGTAAAGCATATGTCGGATAATGTGAAGTTTTATTTTGAGAAAGTAGAAGGAGACGATTATGTGGAAAATAACAAAGAAAGACGGTATTGCAATGGAGATAGAGAGGTGTCCGGATGAGCAGAAGACGACATAAGCACCTGAATGAATATACATGCTGTGAGCAGTGTTCTAAGAGCATGGCAGCAGTCGGAACATATACATGTAACAATAAGACAGTTATAGAGAACTACATGCCGGCGGAAGATTACTTCTGGTGCGATGGAGAGATGTTTGTCAGGAGGGAGTATGAACGATTTAATCAGCAGAGAACAGCTTATAAACAAGCTAAATAGTACAGGAACAAATATTACACTTGATATTCCTGTAGAAGAAATACTGGGAGAGAATGTTGACTTAGACGATTTTGCTACATTAATGCAAGATGCAATACAGGCATATAGAAAAATGGTTATAGACACTATTAAGAATATTCCTATAGCATTCAATCTGGATAAGAAGGTAGAACGATTGGAGAGAGAATTAATGCTAGCTGATCAAGATAAGGAAAGATGCGCAAGAGAAAACCAAATGCAATTTGATTTTGCTAAGGGATATTCAATGGGAGTGACAAACGCATTAGAGATAGTTAAGGAAGGTGATTCATAATGCTAATATTGCCAATCAAGAAAAAGTGGTTCGACATGATTCTTTCTGGAGAAAAGAGAGAAGAGTATCGAGATATAAAAGAATATTACGAAACAAGATTCCAGAATCTGTTCGGAGCAATAACAATATATCCATTTATCGAGGATTACAGCGCATCTGATACAACACCGGCAAGTATCTTCTTACATAGAAGCGAATATGAGTTATTGCAGGGCGAGGCAGTACCAGAGGAGATAAGGAAAGACAGTGTTCAGGAGATTATTTTCCGTAATGGCTATTCAAAGAATTCTAAAGAAATAAAAGCAAGATGTAGATTAAGGATTGGAAAAGGTAGACCAGAGTGGGGCGCTTCGCCAGGCAAACAGTATTATGTTTTAGAAATCCTGAGTGTTGAAAAACTGGCAGCAGATGAGAAGAGGGTAGGTGATGAATAACTTGAAAAATGACAATATAAAAGACCTCCTTAAGCAGTACAGTGATTTGATTAAGGAGAAACAGGAAATACAGGCCGCGATTGATAAGATACAAAGAGAACTTGATAAAATGGAAGCTGAAGGGTATACGGAAAAGGACAGCGTTACCGGTGGAGATGGAGGTAAGCAGCATTTTGTTGTAGAAGGCTTCCCTTATCCGGCATATTCACGGAAGAGAACACTTCTTTTAGTACGACAGCGGCAGCAGATGGATGTTAAAGAAAAGATAGATGCACAGATTAATCTAATAGAACAATGTATAAATGAAATTGACAATAGCAGAATGCGACGACTTATAACATTAAGATACATAGAAGGTTTATCCTGGGTGCAGGTAGCAAGAAAGATGGGAAAACATCATACAGCAGACGGCTGCAGAATGGCAGTAGAAAGATTTTTAGCAAAAATTTGAAGTTTGTTCGCTCTGTTCGTTTTGTCTGTGTTAATATCTAAACTGGACTTGATGGACAGCATGATTTCTCCATTATTAAATATTAATACCCCCGGTAAGACACTGGCTTAAGGCTGGTGTCTTTTTTAATAACTCTTAAGAAATATAAGCAACCTGACGATATATAAAATATATAAGGGGGGATATTTATGAAAGTAGCAGTTTCATCTGTATTAATTATCGTATTTATAATGTTTTTTGTAGGAGGAGGTATAAAAATATTTTCTAAAGATAAAAAACATGATGCAGTTTCGGCTTGGAAAGTAGCAGGATATTTTGTGGTTATTGTATTGACAAGTATTAATTTAGCACAAAGTATATTTACTGGCACGCTGACAGCATTAGATATAGCTGTTATGATAGTGTCAGTAATAGAATTTTTTGGTAATATAATTGAATACGATAAATATTATAAAAAAAATAAGTAATATAGTGTGAAGACCTTGTTTTTAAAATGAGGTCTTTTATTATGCCAGAAAGGAGCTGAGTGTATGGCATTAACTGATAAACAAAAGAGGTTTTGCGAAGAATATCTTATAGACCTTAATGCTACACAGGCAGCTATTAGGGCAGGATATTCACCAAAGACAGCAGAACAGACAGCGTCAAGACTGTTAAGGAATGTTAAGGTTCAGGAATATATAGCGAAAAGACAAAAAGAGCTATCAAGGAGTACAGAGGTAACTCAGGAAAGAGTTATCAGGGAACTTGCCTTGATAGCTTTTTCTAATACAGCAGATTATGCACATGTAGTCGAGAAGAAGATGAAAGCAGAAGTAGGCGGAATGCTTGTGGATATACTGGATGAAGATGGCAAACCTGCTACATACAGGACTGTAGAGCCAGTATTGACAGAGGAACTTACAGAAGAACAAAAGCGTGCATTAGCTGTTATTAAGAAAGGGCGAGATGGATTAGAGGTCAAGCCATGTGACAAGGTAAGGGCGTTGGAGCTTCTTGGCAAGCATCTTGGTATGTTTACAGACAAGATAGAAGCTAATATTAATGATTCTGTAAAGAATGAGCTTGCAGAGCTTCTTGCTCAGCGTAAGGCAAGGGGTGAGCCTGATGCTTCTAAGTGATAAGTATTGGGATTACATAGATACACCGGCAAGAGCAGAATTCCTTGAAGGTTCTACTGCATCAGGTAAGACAACAACGGTTGCTGTGAAGTTTATCATGAATGTAGCAGAATCAGATATGAAGCTGCATGTTATAGCCGGTAATACAACAGGTGTTATTGAAAAGAATATAATCAATGCAGATATGGGATTACTTCAGATATTCCCTAATTTGGAATACTGTGGAAACGGTGATAAAGAGAATAAACTTCCACATATTAAATTCAAAACTGGCAGCAGTACCAAGATAATATATATTCTTGGCTATGATAATGCCAGTAAATGGAAAAATGCACTTGGAAGCCAGTTTGGTTGTGTGTGGGTAGATGAGTGCAATACAGCTAACATAGACTTCATACGAGAGATATTCGGACGTTCTGAATACTTTGTAGGTACACTTAATCCGGATGCGCCTACGCTGCCAATATATTCAGAGTACATCAATCACGCAAGACCGATTGATAAGTACAAGGCAGATGTGCCGGAAGAGATATGGAAGGACCTTAATGGCTGTGAGCCTATTAAAGGCTGGGTATACTGGTTCTTCACATTTGAAGATAACGTATCTATGACACCTGAGAAGATAGAACAGAAGAAAATGAGCTATCCTTCCGGTACCAAGATATATAAAAACAAGATATTGGGATTAAGAGGCAAGGCTACAGGTCTTGTCTTTTCTAATTTCTGCAGGCGGCATGTTATTACGAAGGAACAGGCTAAGGCATTTATTAAGCGAGAATATGACGACAAGCAGACAGAATGGTTTGTAATATATACAAGCGGTCTTGATACGGCATATTCAACCAAGAGTCCTGATACTATTGCTATGTCCTTTATGGGAATAACCAACAAAGGCAAGTTGATAGTACTGGATGAAAAGGTATATAACAATGCGGCTCTTGATATACCAATAGCTCCAAGTGATACAGTAAGGAATTACATAGACTTCCTGGAGCGTAACAGAAAAGAATGGGGTGGAATGTCAAAGAATGTGTTTATAGATAATGCTGATCAGGCAACGATAACAGAGTTTGCCAAGTACAAGAGAGAACACATTGACTGCCAGTATATATTTAACAATGCGTATAAGAAAGTAACCATAATAGATAGAATTAACTTACAGCTTGGCTGGATGTCCTTTAATGACGAAAAGGGCAGAGAGCCAAGCTTTTATATTGTCGATACGTGCACGAATTACAAGACAGAGTTAGAAACGTATTCGTGGCTTGAAGATAAGGACTGTGAGCCTGAGGATGGCAATGACCATATGGTAAACAGCGTACAGTATGGTTGGATTCCTTATCGAAGCAGGATAGGTATAGAGAACAAGACATAATTCCAGATAGGAGAGTGAGAGAGGTGAACATATTTACAAGTATGGCAGAGAAGATAAAAACAGGAATAAGAACGTGGCTGCACATCCAGCCGGCTGTTAATGGATCCATAAGCATACAGGAAACTCTTGATTACGAGGGAAATGCCATAAAGAACAAGATATGGTACAGAGGTGAGAGTGAAGAATTGTCACAGCTATACAGCCAGATAGATGGTGACAAGACAAGGTTCTGGTCTGCATCCTGTACAATAGGTATGGAGATAAGAAAGATACACGTGGGTCTCCCTGCTATGTTATGCGATATGCTGGCCAGTATAGTAACAGATGATATGAATTTAATAGATGCTGGCAGCAGGCAGACAGAATGGGATAAGATAGCAGAGGAAAATGATTTCATTGAGCTTGTTAAGCAGGCAATAACAGAAACGCTTTATATCGGTGATGGAGCATTCAAGATATCGTTCGATACGAACCTTAGCAAGTATCCTATATTGGAATTCTACTCTGGTGATAAGACAGAGATTATCAAGGACAGGGGAAGAGTTAAGGAGATAGTGTTTAAGACTGTGTATAGCGTGCAGAGACAGGAATATGTATTACTTGAACATTATGGCATAGGCTACATACATTATGAGCTTACAAGAGGCGGCAGGGAATATGATTTAAGTGTTATACCGGAGCTGGCACATCTTAGTGATGTTACCTGGAATGACAAGTTTATAATGGCTGTTCCTCTTCTGTTTTATAAGTCAGCCAAGTATAAAGGACGAGGCAAGAGCATATTTGATGCAAAGATAGATAACTTTGATGCGCTGGATGAAGCATGGTCACAATGGATGGATGCCTTAAGGAGGAATAGAACAAAGGAATATATACCGGAGAATATGTTACCAAGGAATCCCCTGGATGGAAAAGTGCTAAAGCCTAATGCTTTTGATAATGCCTATATAAAAACAGATGGCAGCATGGCAGAAGGTACAGTTAATAAGATAGAGCTTGTACAGGGCAATATACCACACGAAAGCTATCTTGCAACATATATCACAGCGCTTGACCTTTGTTTACAGGGGATTATGAGCCCATCAACATTAGGCATAGATGTTAAGAAGCTGGATAATGCGGAGGCACAGAGGGAGAAAGAGAAAGCAACGCTTTACAGCAGAAATAACATTGTAGAGCGGCTTCAGAAGGTTCTTCCAAAGCTTGTTACAGCAACATTTAATGCCATAGACACGCTTAATAAGACAGCTATTAAGGATATAGATATTGATGTGACATTTGGCGAATATGCTAACCCATCTTTTGAAAGCCAGGTAGAAACAGTCAGCAAGGCTAAGCAGGGCGGTATTATGAGCATAGAGGCATCTGTTGATGAGCTGTATGGAGATACCAAGGATGATGAATGGAAGCAGGAAGAGATATCAAGGCTTAAAGCAGAACAGGGGATATCCGATATGGAAGAGCCAGCCCTTAATATGCAGGCAGATGGCTTCTCAGTTAATGGTGCTGATAACAGTTTCATAGGTTATGGTAACAAGTGAGGTAGCTTATGGCACTTAATACAGAATATGACATAGAGGAAGCCTTCCGTGCCATAGAAGATGAGCTGATAGCTTCAATGATGAGAAATCTCGAAGGACATAGGGCAGAAGAAATAGAAGAAGGATATAATTGGACGCAGTGGCAGGTAGAACAGCTTAAGGCGCTTGAGAAATATAAAGCACAGAACAAGAAAATGTTTTCGTCGAAGTTCAGTGATATCAATGATTCTATAGATGCAATGATATTTGCAGCCAGACAGGAAGGCGGAACAGAACAGGAGCAGAAAATATTAAGAGCATTAAAGAAAGGGTTGAAAGCATCTAAGGTGTCGCAAGGCGCTGAGGGTGCTTTTTTCAGACTCAATACAAGAAAACTTAATGCCCTGATTAAAGCAACGAAGTCAGATTTTAGCAGGGCAGAAAAAGCAATGCTTAGAATGTCGGAGGATAAATACCGACAGATAATATTTAACGCTCAGGTCTATGCGAATACGGGCGCAGGAACATATGAGAAGGCAGTTGATATGGCTACAAGAGATTTTCTTAAAGCTGGTATCAACTGTATTGAATATGCGAATGGTGCAAGGCATACAGTAAAAGATTATGCCAGAATGGCTATTCAGACAGCCAGCAAGCGTGCATATCTAACTGGAGAAGGCGAAATGAGACAATCATGGGGAATTAGTACAGTTATTATGAATAAGCGTGCTAATGCCTGTCCTAAATGTCTTCCGTTTGTTGGAAAGATTCTCATAGATGATGTGTGGAGTGGAGGTAAGGCATCTGATGGTCCTTATCCACTTATGTCTTCTGCAATAGCTGCGGGGTTGTACCATCCAAATTGCAAAGACGTACATACAACATATTTCCCTGAGCTGGATGAAGAGCCAGACAGTAAGTTTACCAAGGAAGAACTTGAGCAAGTTAAGGAAGATTACAAGCAGGACCAGAAGCGGCAATATGCAGGTAGGATGGTTGAGCAGTTCAACAGATTGTCGAAGTACTCACTGGATCCGGATAATAAGAAGATGTATGGGGTAAGAAAGGAACAGTGGGAGAATGTAGTTGCAAATAGCCAGAAGAATGATATAATGGAATCAGACCTAAGTATATTTAAAAATAAGTTAAGAAATGATACAAATATAGATAAAGAATATTATAATATTCTTAAAGAAAAGTTTTCTCATGGAAATAAAGATGCAAAACACTTATTTGCTAAGTATGCAAGTGGAGATACAATAGAAACATCGTTGTTTGAAGGTACTGCACATTATAATACGAAAACTAAAAAAATATCCATGCACTATAGAGCTGATTTAGATAACTTACGAGGTACTGGTGCAACATGGTTTCATGAACATGGGCATTTGATAGATGATGCACTTGGAACAGTATCAAATGATAAACAATTTAAGGCATTACTTAATGAAGATGTTTACCAATATAGGATAAGATATGGAAAAGAGCATAATTTAAGAACATATGATAAAGTAGATAAAGCGATTAGTGGTGATTTGCAGGATATGCGTAAGCACTCGGCTGTATCAGATTTATTGGATGGATTAACAAGTGGAAATATTAGAGGTTGTGCTGGACATATGTATGATTATTGGGATAATCTTGAAAATATTACATCAGAAGCATTTGCTCATATGTTTGAAGCACAATTTGATAAAGTTCGATATGATGAAATGAAAAAATATTTTCCACAATCATTAGAATATTTTGAAAAGAAATTGAAGGAGGCAGCAAAATGATAAAGAAATTGAAAAAGGCACATTTACAATTTGTTATGCATTTTGATTATTGTCCTAACTTTCCGCCTAATCTGGATTTCAATCAGGAAGAATATGCTGAATTATTGTTGAAATGCATAGAAGATGATTTTGATTATACAATTGAGAAATATGGAACAGTAGTGCCAAAGAAAATGCCAAGACCAGAAATAATATGGGATTAACAGCCACCAGTCGAGAGATTGGTGGTATTTTTATACCCAATTTTAAGAAAGTGAGGATTTAGAAATGAAGGATTATATTGGAGTAAAAGTGGTGGCAGCAGAGCCAATGAGCAGGGGCGAATACAATGAATACAGAGGGTGGAAGATACCAAGTGACGAGAATCCAGAAGATGAAGGCTATCATATAAGATATTCTGATGGATATGAAAGTTGGTGTCCTAAGAAACAATTTAATGAAGCGTATAGAAAATGTGACAATATGACATTTGGAATTGCTATTGAGGCCATGAAAAAAGGTAATAAGGTAGCAAGAAGAGGTTGGAACGGAAAAGGAATGTTTGTTGTATATCAGAAAGCATATCCGAATGGAATCCCCTGCAATAAGCAAACAGCGGAAGCATGGGGGTTAAACGAAGGCGATTTGTTTATATGTAACCCATATTTTCAGATAAAAAATGTGGATGGTTCACATTCAATGTGGGTTCCAAGTATTAATGATTGTCTCGCTGAAGATTGGATTATAGTAGAATAGTCCAAAGTTGCACCAGTGCAACACAATTTAATATTAGTTATTAAGCACACATGGCAAATAAGCTGTGTGTGCCTATTTTTTTTATGCCCAAAACTTAATGGCACTAAACTTTAGGGAAATGGGAAATGCCGACGGGCGGTAAACGGAAGAAAGGAGATAGAGTGATGAGAAAGACATTACCTATGAATTTACAGTTCTTCGCAGAGGGCGGAGATGGTAACGGCGACCAGAACGCTGGAAGTAACAATAATGGACAGGCAGGACAGCAGAGTGGTCAGAATAATCAGCAGACAGCTGGTGTTGATTATGACAAGATACAGGCAATGCTGGATAATGCAACGGCCAAGAAAGAGAATGCTGTGCTTAAAAGCTATTTTCAGCAGCAGGGATTATCAGAAGATGAGATAAGTCAGGCTATTGCAACATTTAAGCAGAATAAGCAGCAGCAGACAGAACAGCAGCAGAACGCTAATGCTAATCTTCAGAATGAAGTGGCAGCTGCACAGAAGGTTGCTGAACAGGCTCAGATTGAGCTTGCAGCTACAAAGGTAGCAATGACACTTGGTATAGAAGCTAAGACACTTCCCTATGTGCTTAAGATGGCTGATTTCAGCAAGGTAAAGGGTGTGGATGGAAAGGTGTCTGAAGATAATATCAAAGCTTCACTTGAGCAGGTACTTAAAGATGTACCAGCACTTAAGCCAAGTATGGAGAACAATGCTGGCTTCCAGATTGGTGCTCCTGGTAACAATGGAAATGGCAATCCGGGTAATGATGATGCGATAAGAAAGTTATTCGGATTAAAGCCAAAGCAGTAAAGAAAGGAATAGGATTATATGAATAATATCGAATTATCTACAATATACCTTCCAATACTTGATGAGGTGTATAAGGAAGGTGCGAAGACCTCAGTATTAGATGGTGATGAAACAACAGTAAGAAAAGGCAACAACGGTGAAATTAAGATTGCGAAGCTTGATATGGATGCACTTGGTGATTTTGACAGAAAGTCAGGTTACACAAAGGGTTCAACTTCACTTACATGGGAAACGGTTAAGTATGATAAGGAACGTTCACAGGATTTAAGGATTGACCGTCTTGATAATGGTGAAACACTTGCACAGCCATTTGCCAAGTTATCAAGTGAATTCTTAAAAACAAAGGTTATTCCGGAAACAGATGCCGCACGTATTGCTAAAATCTGTGGAACTAAGGATATAACAGTAAAGGAAGAGAATATTGAAACAGGAGCTGAATTAATAATAGCGTTAAGAGCTTGTGCTAATAAGATGGATGAAGATGAAGTTCCTATGGAATCGCGTATTTTATTCATCACACCTACATTAATTTCTCTTGCGGACGATATGGATACAACTAAATCAAGAGAAGTACTTAAGAGATTTTCTCAGATCATACCAGTTCCACAGTCACGTATGTACACATCAATAACCCTTCATGATGGTAAGAATTCATATGGATATGAAAAGACTAAGGCAGCTTATACATTATCAAAGGATACATCACCACAGCCGGGTAAGACTTATTACACAAAAGAAAGTGAGGGCAATTATAAGGCTGTTAGTAGTCCAAGTGGAACACAGGTTGAAAATTACGAGATGACAACTAAGCCGGCTAAGAATGTTAACTTCTTATGTGTAGAGAAGTCTGCAGCTGTAACAGCTATGGATCAGTATATTAAGTACTTTAGTCCAGATCAGGACCAGGATGGCGATAGTCATGTATTCAAGTATCGTAATAATAATCTTTATGGCCATGTATATGAGAATAAGACCGCTGGGGTATATGTATCACATAAGGATAATTAAGGAGGAATCATTATGGCAGATACAGTAATTGGATTGACCTTTGAACCAAAGGTTATTAGGTCAAAGAAAACAGGTAAGGCAAAGGAAGACAAGCCCAAGGAAGAGAAAGTAACAGCAGATGAACCAAAGGAAGATAGGACAGAATAGGCGGTGGTCTTATGGTATATGCAAGTAAAGAACAGTACCTGAGCGAGCATAATCTTATCCCGGATGAACAGATAGAACGAAGATTAAAGCAGGCGAGCCGTCATATCGACTCGCTTACTTTTAATCGTATAACATCAAGAGGCTTTGATAATCTGACAGAGTTCCAGCAGGCAATAGTCATAGACGTATGCTGTGATATGGCTGATTTTGAGTATGAGAATGAAGACATGATTAATTGTGTCTTACAGAATTATGCTGTAAATGGAGTATCTATGCAGTTTGGCAGCAGTTGGAATGTTCTTGTGCAGAATGGAATTGCTATAAAGCGTGATACATACCAGATACTCTGTCAGACTGGCTTGTGCTGCTTAAGTCTGGGGGTGTGAGTATGAAGTACCCATGTTTAATACTAAAGAGCATGTGTAAGACAGAAATACACCTTGAGATAGAACAAGAAGGCAGGAATGTCTATGGAGAACCTCTTGAACCCATTATTTGGGATGGCTTATGTAACTATCAGGACAGCGGTAAGACCGTATTAACGGCAGAAAAGGTTCTTATACAACTTGAAGGATGTGCTTTGATACCAGGAGATATTGCACCGGAGCTTCCGGTAATTACCGAAGGTGATATAACGGTGTTCGGTATAACAAGGCATATATACAAGGGTACGAAGTGCCGTAATCCGGATGGTACGGTTAATTATGTAAGATTGGATGTGATGTAATGGCAAGAAATGTTAAATCAACGGTGAAGCTTAATATGCCTATGGTAAGGAAGCTTACGGCAGCAGCAAAAGTGTCAGTTGCACAGACAGCAGAAGCAATACATACAGATGTCGTTCAGAGCCAGGTTATACCGAGGGATACAGGTGCATTACAGAATGAAAGCACATTTGTTGATTTATCTGATATAGATCAGGGAAAAGCATATCTTGTGTCTAGCACACCATACGCCAGACGGCTGTATTATCATCCGGAATACAACTTCCATCAGACGCCGTGGACAGATGAAAGCGGCAAGAAACATGAAGGAAATGCAAATGCTAAAGGCAGATGGCTTGATGACTACATGAAAGGTGGTAAGAAGCAGAATCTTGCACCTAAAGCATTTGGAAAGTTTTATAAAAAGAATGCGGGGTTGTGATGTTAGGAATAGGTGATGTAAGAGATTATATAGCAGGTCTTGGTATTGCAGACAATACTAACGTCTATTGCGGCAAATTAGACGACAAAAAGAATAAGAGCATAGGTGTTTACAATAATAACAAGCAAAGACCTGTGCTGATGGCGGTAGGCGGCTTAAATAACAGCTCTTATCGTGTTAAGTCTGTAAGCATATTGGTTCATTGGAACACGAGTGTAAGAGACACAGAGAAGACCGCAGAACAGCTCTACAATATGCTTAGGGATATGAACCATATTACAATCAATGATACTAAAGTGTTCTTCACTAAAATGCTGGTTGATGAGCCTGTTGATGTAGGGACAGATGATAAAGGTATCTTTGAGAGTGTAATAGAATTAGATATTTATTATGAAAGGTAGGTAAAAGCATGGCACAGAATACTAAATTAGCCGGATATAATGCAGGAGCAACACCACTTACTGGCGTTAATCCGGTACATACAATTCGGTTCGGGGTATGTGTAACAGGAAGAAAGAGCACAGATACACCGGAAACAGTAGAAACAAAGGTTGTAAAAGATGCAGAGAGCTTAAGCATATCCGTGGATGGAACTATTGAAGAATGGAATCCAATGGATCAGGCGGGCTGGACAAGAAGACTCACAACAGGTAAGTCACTCGGCATGGCTATGGGTGGTAAGCGTAATTATGGTGATGAAGGTAATGATTATATCGCAAGCCTGGCATTAAAGACAGGACAGGATTGTAATACATGGGTATCGATTATCTTTCCTAATCTTGACCAGCTTCTTATACCGGCGGTTATCAATGTAACATCTCTTGGTGGAGATTCAACAAGCATTGATGCACTTGAATGGGAAGCACAGTCAGACGGAAAACCAACATATATAGAATATAATCAGGAATAAGGAAAGTGAGAATTTGAAAAATGGCAAAGACAGATTTTAGGGTAATAGATATCTCCATGAAGATTACGAACCAGTTACCTATGATTCGTATTACAGAAGATTTGGTTGTTACTGTTAATAACAGAAAGAGTACAATTCTTAATATACAGGCTATGGCACAGGAAGCAGAAAACAAGGGAAACAAGGATGATATGGCATTTATGATTAAAGGCCTTGAAATGCTTGTAGGAAAAGATGCTTCAGATAAGATTGAGGCATTAGATCTTCCTATTCCTGAATATAAGGAAATGTATAATACAATCATGCAGGTTGCTATGGGAACGTACGGCGAGGAGCAGACACCCTCAGCATAATGAGATATATTATGATATATGGGATGATTGGGAGCTGATAGAAGCCAGCTTCCTGTCCCAGTATGGCATACGATTGCGAACAGAAGATGATATGTCATGGTCTGAATTCTGTTCTTTATTATCAGGAATAATGCCTGAAACACCACTTGGAAGAGTGGTAAGTATAAGGGCAGAGAAAGACATTAAAGCTATCAATAGCTTTACTAAGGAACAGAAAAAGATACATGATGACTGGATTCTGAAGCGTAATAGGAAAATGGTGGGAACACCACAGTATATAGAATATTGGACACGATTACAAAGAGATTTTAAGGCTGCTTACTCAAAGAAGTAGGCAGTTTTTTTCGTGCCAGAAAGGAGGGGAAATGTCAGATACAGTAGGACAGATAGCTCTGGAACTTGGCATAGACAGTTCACAGATAGTTAATCAGCTTACAGGTGCTTCCAATAAGGCAGCTAAGCAGGCAACATCCATCTTTTCTGGTATGGGGAAGAAAATAGCTGCTGGATTAAGTATAGCAGCTTTTACTAAGTTTACGAAAGACTGCTTAGAAGTTGGTTCTAATATTACAGAAGTACAGAATGTTGTGGATACGGCATTTAAAGGTTTGTCCGGATCAGCTGATGAGTGGGCTTCTAATGCCATGACTAACTTCGGTCTATCTGAATTATCTGCCAAGAAGTACATGGGTGTATTTGGTCAGATGAATGATGCTATGGGTATTACCGGAAAGACTGCACTTGATATGGCTGAAAATGTTACCGGATTAACAGGTGATGTTGCTTCATTTTACAATCTTGGTACAAATGAAGCATATACAAAGCTGAAATCTATTTGGACCGGTGAGACCGAGACACTTAAGGACTTAGGTGTTGTCATGACTCAGACGAATTTAGACCAGTATGCACTTAATAATGGCTTTGGTAAGACTACAGCTAAGATGACAGAGCAGGAAAAAGTAATGCTTCGTTATCAGTATGTCACAAGCGCACTGTCCAATGCCACAGGAGACTTTGTTAAGACACAGGATTCCTGGGCGAATCAGACAAGAATATTATCACTCAGATTCGAACAGTTAAAGGCTTCTCTTGGAAAGGGCTTTATAGCATTATTTACACCTATATTACGAGGCTTAAATACTGTGCTTGCAGGCTTGCAGAAGGTTGCAGATGGATTTGCAACATTTACACAAATGCTTACTGGTGCAGATATATCCTCATCAGCTTCTTCAATAACAGGGCTTGGAGATATAGCGTCAGACACAGCAGACAATGTAAGTGGAATAGGAGATGCAGCATCTTCTACAGCAAAGCAGATAGAGAAATCGCTGGCCGGATTTGACCAGATAGAAAAACTTTCAGAGCCGACGGACAGCAGTAGTTCTAGTGGAGGTGGCACATCTTCAGGTGGTTTTGGTATAGACACAGGAGTAACATCTGAAACAACAAATGTATCAAGTGCAATATCAGATATGGCATCTAAAGTTAAAAAGGCATTAGAGCCACTTAAAGCAATATCCTTTGATAATCTGATAACATCTCTTGATAACCTTAAGAGAGCTGCACAACCATTAACAGATAAGTTGTTCGCTGGATTGGAATGGGCTTATTACAATATATTTGTTCCTTTGGCTAAGTGGACTATAGAAGATTTGCTTCCAGCATTTCTTGATGTATTAGCAGGCTGTTTAGATGTACTGAATAGTGCGTTAGATGCATTGAAGCCATTGTGGATGTGGGCTTGGGATAATTTCCTTGAGCCTGTGGCGAGTTGGACTGGTGGAGTGATTGTTGATGTTCTGAAAGGATTGGCATCTGCATTAGAGGGTATATCTGATTGGATAAAGGATAATCAAGGACCATTTGACGCAATAGTTGTAACGATATTAGCGTTTGCAGCGGCTTGGAAAGCTGTAGAACTTGCTGAATTCATAATGAATGCTGGCGGTGTGGTTGGAATTATAAATAAGATGAAGACTGCAATAGAGGCCTGCACAGTAGCAAAGATAGCCGACAAATTAGAGACGGTTAAAATATGTGCGCTGTATGCAAAAGATTTTGTAAAGAGTATTGCTTCATCTATAACACAGCTAGGAATATATTACTCTACATGGTTTAAAGTAAATGTTTTGCAATCTGATGTTGTAAAAAATTTAAAGGGCATAGTAGTTGCTATTAAGGAATCAACATTAGCATTAAAAGACGATATTGTTCAATGGGTGAAGAATACGGCTGAAAAAGCAAAAAATAAAGCTGTAGACATAGGACAGAGTATAAAAAATTTGGCTATTGATATGGCTAAAGCTACTAAAGAACTTGCACTTCAGTCTGTTGAATGGGTGAAGAATACAGCGGAAAAGGTAAAAAATAAAGCTGTAGATGTGACAACAGGAATTAAAGATTTTGTTGTTAATATGGCTTTAGCTACTAAGGCACTTATTTCACAGGCTGTACAATGGGGAATATCAACTGCATCCAAAATAGCAGATACGGCAGCAACAGCGGCACACACAGCAGCAACTTGGCTTGCTACGGCAGCCACAACAGCATTTGGTGTGGCAATGTCTATATTAACAAGCCCGATTACACTTGTAATTGCAGCTTTGGCAGCGTTAGGACTTGGAATATATGAACTGGTAAAGCACTGGGATACAGTAAAAGAGGCAGCAGGAATATGTTGGGACTGGATTGTAGATAAGTGGCAGTCTGCCGGAGAATGGTTTTCGGGTATCTGGGAGAGTATAACATCAGCCTTTTCTAAATTTGACGACTGGCTGCAGAATATCTTTAATATGGATTTCTCAAAGAGCTTCGGTTCATTGGGCGACATTATGAATGCATATGTTGCTAATGTGAAAAATATATTCGGAGATATTAAGAACATATTTGGCGGCTTGATTGATTTTATCACAGGAATTTTTTCAGGAGATTGGGAAAAAGCGTGGAATGGAATAATAGATACATTTAGCGGAATTTTTTCTCTGATAGCAGACGTTGCGAAAGCACCACTCAACCTTGTTATTGGATTTATTAACGGACTGATCACAGGTGTTCAATCTGGCATAAATGCAATAGTAAGGTCTGTAAATAAGCTTAGCTTTAAAGTACCAAACTGGGTACCGGGTATAGGTGGCGAAGATTTTGGATTTCATTTACCGGAAGCCGACTTCTCCAAGATTCCATACCTTGCACAAGGTGGATATGTTAAGCCAAACACTCCACAGCTTGCCATGATTGGCGATAACAGGCATCAGGGCGAAGTTGTAGCACCTGAGGATAAATTACTTGATATGGCACAGAAGGCAGCTGCTATGGCATCCAGTGCAGAACTGCTGGCAGAAGCCATAAGTATTCTTAAACAAATACTTAAGATACTGGAGACACTGGACCTTGATATACAGCTAGATGGAAAGAGCCTAAAAAAATATGTGGTTGATAAGATTAACGAGCATACAAAGCAGACAGGAAAATGTGAGATTATAACTTAACAAGGATGTGATGAATTGATACTGAGATGTGACGGGCAGGAGCTTCCGGCTCCTGTGTCCATCAAGGTGGATGATGAGATTATATGGTCTTCTTCTACAGGACGAGCACTTGACGGAACAATGTTGGGTGATGTTGTCGCTGAAAAGAAGACCTTATCTATTAATTGGGGAATATTGAAGGAAGATGAGATGGCACTTATTAAGAACAAACTCATCGCCGGATTCTTTCCAATAACATTCCATGACGATGGACAGGATATAACAATAACAAGCTATAGAGGTACATTGAGTAAAGAGGTGCTGGGTGATATAGGGGACGGTAACTATTACTACAGAAGTGCCAGTGTATCTATAATACAACAGTAAGGAGCAGAACATGAAAAAAACAATGACTATTAAACAGATTGATAATAGTGCAACAATGCTTAAGAATTTACAGGGTTTAAGAAAGCATTGGCCTGTAAAAGTAAACTATGCGATTGCAAAGAACCTTAAGACATTGTTAGGAGAAGTAGATATTTTTGTTACACAGAGAACTGAAGTAATACAGAACAATGTGCTTAAAGATGAAAATGGGAATGCTGTCATGGATGGAGATTCTTACCAGTTCCCAGAAGGTAAAGAGCAGGAAGTTGTAAAAGAGATTGATGAGATGTACAACATGGAAACGGATGTTGATGTACATATGATTAAGATGGATGACATATCTGTATGTGATTCTGACAGCAGATACGATGGAACTACATTAGAGGATATTGCGGCCATTGAATTTATGATCGAGGATTAAGCTTATGTATAATAATGTATCAGAGCAATTTGCAACAACAATTAGATCACCATCGCGAACATTTAACTTACGATTAAAGATAAATGGTAAGTGGATTGACGCTGGCTTTAAAAAGATGAGCTATGAGACCGCTTCCACATCTGATGAGGGTATACAGATAGGTTCGGCTGTTGCAGCTAAGATAGAACTGACAGTAAAAAGAATAAATGAGTTGTTTGAAAACACAGAGATACCTATAGAGATAGGATTGAAACTGCCAAGCGGAAAGTATGAGTATATTCCACTTGGCTTTTTTACTGCAGAACATCCAACGCTTGACCAGGCAACCACAACATTTACGGCTTACGACAGAATGATGAAGACCACAGGTGTATATGTATCTGAATTGACATATCCTGCAAGTGCAGAATCTGTTTTAAAAGAGATAAGTAATGGATGTGGCGTTCCCTGTAATGTATCTGGCTTGAATGGAATAACTATTGATACTGCACCGGTAGGATATACCTATCGTGAGGTTATTGGATATATCGCTTCTTTAGCTGGAGGTTTTGCCTGCGTAGACAGAACCGGCACAATTGTTATTAAGTGGTATGAGGATAATGGCTATACGATAAATGAATCCCGGATAATGACATTTGAAAAGAATGAGAGTGATTACCATTTAGATTATTTCACATGTAATGTTGACAGTAATACTTCTTTTACAGCAGGAAGTGGAACTCTGGGAATAACATTTGATAATCCACTTATGACAGAAGAAAAGCTTAATTCTGTATATAAGAAAGTAAGAGGATTTGCGTATAGAGGTGCAAGCTTAAAGACGCTTGGAGACATACGACTGGATCCATGGGATATTGTAACTGTTGAAGAATCAGGGGAGACTTATAAGGTTCCGGTTATGAATATAACTCAGGAATATGATGGCGGTCTTGCTATGACTATTACAGCTTATGGCAAAACAGAAACTGAAACAGAGACAGATTATAAAGGACCATCTACTAAGCTTGCAGAACGAACATATGCGGAAATGATGCTTACTAAGGAACTGGTTTCTAAAAAGGTAGATGCAGAATGGGTTAAGGCTAATACGGTAACTGCAGAGACTATTGTGTCTGTAAACAATGAGCTGCAGAATATTAAGAATAATTACCTTAAATCTAATGAGGCAGACATAAAGTTTGCAACAATAGAAGAAGAAAAGGTAATAAAATCTGACATAGAGCAGCTTAATGTTAAATATGAGAAAGTAGGCATATTAGATGGTGATGTTGCTGGTATTAAAACATTAATGTTTGGCTCTTCCACTGGCGAAAGCATTACTACAGATTTTGCAAATAGTGTTGTGAGCATGATAGGTACAGCACAAATAAAGGACTCTATGATAGATTCTTTAGATGCAAAGAAAATAAAGGCCCTGGACATTGATACCACAGATGTTGCAGTACATAGCAAAGACGGTTTGAGTAGATGGTCTGATAATACGATACAGATAAGTGATTCTAAGCGTGTTCGCGTTCAGATAGGTAAAGATACATCTGGAGACTATAACATGTATGTGTGGGATTCAAAAGGCAGCTTGATGTTTGACGCGTTAGGACTTACAGAACAAGGAGTTCAACGTGAGATTATCCGTAATGACATGGTAAAAGAGGATGCTAACATATCTGCCGGGAAACTGGATATAGCAAGCCTTTTTAATGTTATTAACAATGATGGCACACATACGCTTAAGAGCAACAAGATATATCTGGATGATGCAGCACAGACACTTAATGTTCTTCTGCAGAATATAAAGAGTGGTTCTGGCAAGGATTATTCCGAATGGGGAAGCTTATTAAAGCAGTCTGATGATTTTATAACACAGAAGCTTTGGTGGACTGAGAACATAGACGGAACTAGTGTTAAGGAGGAGTTTTCCAATGTAAACCAGACGCTGCAGGAATATAGTGTAAGTTTATCTAATATGGCCAAGTATGACGATGAAATATACCTGATATCTTATGTGCCAACAAAGGATAATTATCCGGCTTGGGATTGGGGTGTTCCTGTGTATCCGGCTGATACACAGTTTCCACGCGAAGAAACATGGCAGTACAACGATACTGAGTGGGATAAGTATATTGGAAAGGTTGCTTACTGGGAGAACGAAGGCAGAGCATGGCGGTTCATCCGCAATGAGGATGGAAGCCATGGTTGGAAAGATATTCCTAATTCGGAAACAGCTTATATGCTGAAGCAAAATTCTGCATTAAGAATCAATCTTGATAGCATAAGTAGCAGTTTGTCATTAACTCAGCAGGATTTAAAGGGCAATTATAGTACAACAACGCAGATGAATAACGCTATAACACAAGCAATAACTAAGGAAAGTAATAGTATTAAGCTAGAAGTATCTGGCACCTATGCAACTAAAAATGATATTAATAATCTACAAATTGGTGGTAGGAATCTTATAAGGGCTTATTATATCAGACAGTTTGACACTGGAAGTACTGAAATTGGCGAATATACAACTAGCGGAAAAGTAGTGTGTCAAGGAAACGGTCCTGATACTGGCTTTCGTTTTGATTCCATAAACTGTTATGAGCCGTCAACACAATATGTATTAAGTGGTTATATAACAATTACGAGCAAATCATGTAATAACATATATGTGTACAATGGAAAGCGACATTCATTCATTTCTTTTAAAATAGATGGAATATCATATAGTAATCCATTTGACATTGAAAGAACAGATGCTATTAATATATTGAATGATGGAAAACCGCATTTCTTTGAACTTAGATATGAAACAAATGCAAATATACCAGCTGATGTTGACATAAGTTATACCTACATTCAGCTTAACAAAAATAATACAACTCAAATTAATTATGAAATAAATGGTTTAAAGCTCGAAAAAGGTAACAAAGCTACCGATTGGTCGCCAGCTCCAGAAGATGTTAATGCTAAATTTAACAATTATGCTACAACAGCAAGCCTTGAAGCATACATTAAGAAAGACCCAACGACAGGGGAACTTAAATCTGCAATTGAAGCTATTGCAGATGATATAACACTTAATGCAAGTGGAACAATTAATATTAGTGGTAATAAGTCTGTTAATATCAATGGTAATCTGTTCACGCTTACATCTACTAATACTACTATTTCAGCAGATGGTTCGATAGACTGTAAGAAGCTAAAAGCTGTTAATGCTGATTTAGAAGGCACATTTAAAAATGTAAATGTAACTGAAGAAGGTATTACAATGACCACTACTCTTATTGGTGGTGAATACCTTATGAAAAGTAGCACTGGCGCCTATCTGAAAATACAAGGACATTTTATAAATCTGTCAAACGAAGACGGAACAAGAAATGCTGTAAGCATTCGCCGTGATGGAATATATGTTGATGATTATTATTATATCAGAAGCGGTGATGCATATTATAACTTAATGGATTGGATACGACATAGTGAGACAGCTGGTACGGTAGATATAAGTGGAAATAACTGTTATATAGAGGGTTATTACTATATAAGGCACCATGGTGAATGGTGGAAATTAGAAGACTATGTCAAAGACATAGCAAATAATTAATATAAATCCGCACAGCGGTAGAAAGGAAAACAATATGTTAAATACAACAAAGAATACATCAATGAATGGAAATAGTTCTATAGAGGAAAAGGCAGTAGTTACATTTTCAGCCAGCATACCTTCCGCAGGTGAGATAACTATTAATAAGAGAATTGCAGACAGAAGAGCATATATTGAGAATCAAGAAGAATGCGATACAGATTTTGCTAATTTTGAAGCAGAGGTGATGGCAGCACTTAAGGAGATGTAATT